CTCTAAAAATATTGTACCCTTAGAGTCGGGTTTCATCATAGGTGAAATTAGATCAGTTTTAAGAAATCTGTCAAGCGGTATTGATGCCGTCTTGAGCCAATCTTTCATCTTGCCCCACATTTCAGCTCTTTTGTTGCCGTACATAATAGGGTTGACCGACTTATTACCAAAGTTGATGCCTTTGACTTTGTAGCGCTGCTCTTTAAGCCGATCCACAATGCCTGCACCCAATCCGCCTTCGTCAATCACGACCAAAGTCGGACGATACTGGTCGATAGCTTCGATCACATGGCCCACGACAGTCATGGTGTCGTCGCCCCGATGGCGCTGAATGGCGATAATGTCACGTCCTTGCCTGACAGCAATAACTGTTGCATCCGCACCAAAGCGTGCTGGGTCTACGCCGATCACAATGGGTGCTGACGCGTCTTTATACGCTGGGCGTTTCATTGCGTCGTCCACAAGATTAGCTGATATGAACTGATCGTCGCCTTCGCTTGGGAACTGACCGTACACCTCGACGTGCGCTTGGCTTGAGTCAGCGCCGTATTCGTCTATGATCTGCTGATAGACCTGCTTGTCCGTTCCCTCGACCGTGCGGGCGTCTACTACTTTTGTAGTCCAGAACTCACGCTTGCTGTTAAATGCTTCGTAAAAGTACCCAGTGTTACGCCGTGGGTTACTAAACGCCATCCAGAAGCGGTTAGGCGTGTTCTCTGTAAAAAAGCCAGAAGTCACCGCCCAGATGCTGTCGTCAATACCAGACGCCTCGTCAAACACGACCAGCACACCGTCGAAGTTGTGAACACCCGCGTAGGCGTCGGGATTCTCCGCTGACCACAGCCGCCCCTCAACGCCCCAGTAGCGCGTGCCCTTTTTAAGATCACGCTCGACCAGTTCCGTAATCCACTTGGCTGGCATCAGCCGTGTGGCGGACACCTCAAACCAATGGCTGTTGAGTGACATCGCCAGCCACTTGGTAATCTCGGCCCATGTAACTGAGCGAAGCTGCGATTCTGAGTTAGCCGAGATGATGGTCGTTGAACCAATCCGCGTAGATAACATCCAAATTGTGATCCATGACACCAGCGCTGACTTACCAATACCACGGCCAGATGAGACCGCGTGGCGCAGCGTGTCAAAGTCAGTCTTGCCGTTGTTTGCTTTGATGTGGTCAGCAATGTGTTGCAAGACCTCGCGCTGCCATTTGCGTGGGCCTTTAAAATGTTCCAGCGGCGTGCCAGGCTGCCCCCAAGGAAACGCGAACATCACAAACGCGAGCGGATTGTCCTTGATCGCTGGCGCCCACAATCTGGCCATTAACTCTTGTTCGTCTTCAGCGCTGTATATGGTCGATTGCATTAATAATCCTCAACTATGGGCGCGCCAACTGAACACGGTTGACGGTAGTCAGGCCATTTGCGGTTAGGGTGCATGTTGAGCCACATGTGCGATCGGCAAATGTCAATAAAGTGATATTCCCAACGCCCGCCGTGCCAACGACGATACCACTGATACCGGCGCAAGTGATAACTAAACCAAAACGAGGTGAGCAATTTACGCACCATGCTGCACCTGTTTATGCGCTAGTTCTGGCTCAAGCACCTCGACGTCGATCACTTCCAACGCGCGTTTTTGCGCCTCGGCCAGCGCGCCAGTGATGGAGATGCGCTGATCGACTTCGACAGATATGGCTTGCTTGGCCACCCAGCCGTGTTGATGCTTGAGGATTTCTAACGCCGCTTTAGCGTCGCCGTTTAGCGCGGCTTGGTGCATTACTTTGGACAACTCTATCTCGCCGTCAGCTTTGCCTTTTTGCGCGGCGATCTCGACCACGGGGTCAAGTTGCGTAAGTTGCCGGTATTCGGTTGGCAACATGCCTGCGGCGAGCGCAAGTGCGTCGCCCTTGAGGCCGAGCTTGGCTGCGTCATATACCGCCTTCAAGCGTGATTCAGTCGCTTCGACTTTGCGCGGTGTAAATGGAATTGAATGGAACATGTGTTCTCCATGCTTTTTGCACGTAGGTGCGATCATATATTAAAAAATAAAAAATTGTTAGCGAACGCTCCGTTTTCGTTGGCCCTTTGCCGTCGGCCCTACCCCCTCCCCTTCAAGCAAAATGCCTTTTGGTTAGTGGCCACTAACATCATGGCCGTGGGTCATGTGGACAATGTGGACAATCAATTCCAAGTCGCATGGGCATGCAACATGTGGACAATGTGGACAATCATTTTTCTTTTGTCCACATGACCCACAAATCTTTTTCTTTTTTGCGTGGGAATTCCCTGCGTGGGGATTTGTGGACAATGTGGACAATGTGGACGTCGATTTTAAATCGGTGGCTGGAGAGAGTAGGTAATTACCCTACTGTTTATATATACAGTATATTATTTTGCTTTAGTTTTCATAAATATATAGTCCACATTGTCCACAAACCCCCGAAACCCGCGCAGGCTGTGCCTTTGCGCGTGGGTCAAACTACTCGCTATCTTTTGTCCACTCACTATCCACATTGTCCACACTTTATGCAATTTGTGCATACATACAAATAATTTGAAAAAGGCGTTGCCAATGTAAAAGAATCTGTTACAATAGCTACATCAACAACAGAAAGGGCAACAGTATGACCAAAGTTAAATCAGATGCGCTTTATTTGTTTGAGCATTTCAAACAATCAGGCGAAAACCGCGAATTTGTGACGATGCTATTTAATCGCATTGTTAAGGCTGAAAGCCTCAAGTTATGGGAAGCCACCGCGCTCAAAAATGAATTCAACAAACTATTGAAAGCCGCAAAATGAAAACCGCATCATGGGTCATTGTCGACAAACACACGGGCGCGGTTTTGTTTGAAACCTTCCAAGCCTCAATCATTCCAAAGATTAACACCGCGCGTTATGACGCGGTGCCCATTCTCACTTACTTGCAACAACTCAATCGGAGCTTAAAAAAATGAAACACACAATTTATGACATTCTCACCGCCATCGCCATTGGCCTTCTATTAACAGTGGGCGCCCTCGCCTATTTCGACATTCTTTGGAGCTAATCATGTATCAGACTATCGGACTTTCAGACTTCCGCGCCGGTTTCAAATACCGCCCAGACAATTTTTCTTATGAGGGCCTGCGTGCCTTGTTTGAATACCTTGAATGTATGGATGAAGAGGTCGAATTTGACCCCATCGCCATCTGCTGCGAATTCTCAGAAGACACAGTCGAGGCGATCGCAAGCGCGTATGACATAGAGGGCGACGACTTGCGTATTGCGGTCATTCGCCATTTAGAAGATGAAGGCGTTTTCATCCATGAGACCGAAGATGGCAAAATTCTCTATAGGAACTTTTAAAAATGCGCGTTTTAGTTGCTTGCGAATATTCTGGCACCGTGCGCGACGCGTTCATAAGGGCTGGGCATAACGCCGCGTCATGCGACATTTTGCCCAGTGAGTCGCCGTTAGGCGATCATTACCAATGCGACGTGATGGACATCATCGACCATGGCTGGGATTTAATGATCGCGCATCCGCCATGTACTTACATGTCAAACGCGGGCGCGTGCCGGATGTACCCACAAAAGGGCGTCGTTGATCCTGAGAGGCTTGCAAAGGCAATGGAGGCAAAAGAGTTTTTCCTTGCCTTACTTGACGCGCCTATCCCGCGCATTTGCGTAGAAAACCCAAAGCCTTTAAACATTGTGGGCTTGCCTACGGAGACGCAAACAATTCAGCCTTGGATGTTCGGCGAGCCGTACACTAAAAAGACTCTGTTATGGCTTAAGGGCTTACCGCCGCTTGTGCCGTCTGACATTGTGACTGAGGGCATTGTTCCTTTCTGTCCATCCGGCACCAGTCGCAAACTGGGCGGCAAAACGCTGGGCGCAGCAAAGAGGGGAGATGACGCAAAAAACCGAAGTAAATTTTTTAAAGGCATGGCGGACGCCATGGCGAACCAATGGAGCAAACTATGAAACCTCACGAAATAATCCACAAAGAAACTGGCCGCGTTATTGGCACATACGCCAGTTATGAGGACGCCTTGGCGGCGTATGAGAAGCTGGGCTGGGAAATGACTGACCACGCCATCGGCGAAGTGATGGAAAAGGGGACAGCATGATTGACGTCAAACATTACGACAAAACAACGGTGACGTTTCACAGAGGCAACGCTTTTACGCCTGAAGGCGTAGACGCGCAGCCGTTCGCCACGTTCACCATGAACGATCTCGTTGACCGCGATCTGATCGACGCCATCTGCGCCTTGGTGCGCGAACATACAAACAAGGCACATGCAGATTTCTGCAACATCAAATTATCAACTGAAGACTGGGACACTTAAATGATCGACCTTTTAAAATTACCCCCCGAAGATGCCGAACGCATTGCACACGCTGAAGGCTTTGCAGGCGTGTCTAACTTGTTTGCACGCATTTCAGACCTAGAACACGCCTTGCAGGCTATGGTGTACCAATTTGGTCACTATGTAGAGGGTGACCCCTCGGACGAGGAAAGACAAGCCTTTGAAAACGCGCAGGAGTTGTTGCCATGAATCAAACCATTCTTGAAGCATTGGCACCATTCAGGCCGCTGACATATACCGAACATTATTACATCGACTTGGGTTATCGCCATGAACTAGGCAAAGCCAACGAGCACGAATACAGGCGAGCGCAGGCCGAAGGCCAACAAGCCCGCAGACTGCTCAACAGGGGCGCGATGGAGGCCATGATGCGATGATTCTACTGATCGCGGGTATACTAGCGGCACTGCTTGCGATTCTTTTGGACTTGTAGCAGTTGCCACACCTCACAAGCCCCCTTAATAGGGGGCTTTTTTTTACTTCACTAAGCGCACGGCCAAGGGCGCGGGCACATCTTCGACAAGCCTACGCAATTCAGATTTAGACACATCGCACATCTCAGGCGCGCAAAAAATGTGTTTCTTGGTGTCAAACTCACGGGACTTCAGACGTCCCATGTCGACCCATCCTGCCTCTTTAAGCGCATGCAACAAGGCAGGCTGTGGCACCTTTACGCCAGACGGAGCCGCGCCTGCAAGGCGATCACACAACGCATGGAAGGGAGACGCCACAACGCCTTTTGAAAACTCGCCCAGACGCCCGCGCATAAGCTCCACAAGGTACGATTCAGCCATGCTCATGCCATGCTCGACCAAATTCATCTTGAACTCGGTCATCATCGGAGCCGCGCCAGCATTAAACGCAGACACATCACGGGACGCAAGCCAGCCACCAATAGACGCAAAGCCGCCCGACTTGTACCACTTCCACATTTTCTCAGCAGCTTGGGGCGACATGCGCGGGGCATGCGACCAGACGCAAAACCACCTGCGATCCTGCGAGTCCAAACTAATCGGCACAGGGTCATTGGAAAACGCCAATACGAACACGCGGTTTGCCATTTGGTAGGGATGCAGACCTTTGCGGTTGACTGTCAGCATCTCAGGCGGGGCGGCAATAATTGGCTTGAGTTTATTCGCCAACGCTCTGCGCTCTTTGGCGTCGGGTTCTTTGAGTTCGTTCAAGATTAGG